TATCTAGGAATATAAAATGGAAGAATTTTATCAAGGAGATGATTACAAATTTCCAGACGTCACTGAATTAAATGTATCCAGAGGTGTGGCCACAGTGACCACCGGTGAACCTGAAGAAGAGATGGGTGCCGGAACTATAATTAGAGTTGATTCTCCGGCAGCTGCCGCTAGAGCAGTTGACTATTGGTCATTGACAGGTATGGCTGCTCCAGAGATTCCCGGTCAGCCACCGTTTGAAAATATTCTTGATCAGTTTGCCAGTTATACCACACTGTTTACTTTGGCCTGTCTTACACCTGATCAGTACAATAATCCCAAACTTTATAGAGCTAATCCAGGTGCTCTTCAAGAAGTGGTGTTTTCATCAGCGGGCAGATATGATGCTCAGCGAACTCAGACTGTGGTGGGTGCCCCTGAATATTTTGTGAACAATTTTGAAATGAAAATGTCCACAGCTTCCAGCAGTCAAACAGGTCTTACCAACATGATCAAAATGTCCTTTGATGTGTATGAGCCCTACTCTATGACCTATTTTATCCAGAGTCTAAACACCGCAGCAATACAAAGCGGATATCCAAACTACATAGGCGTACCGTTTTTGTTGATAATGGAATTTGTGGGTCACAAAGACAATGGACAAATGTTTGCATCATCGGAAACACTAAAAAAATATTTTCCTATCAAGATTAATCGAGCAAATTTTTCAACCAACGAGGGCGGCACAACTTACAAAATTGAAGCTGTACCTGCCAATCACACTGGGTTTACCAACGTGGCTCAACAAATAACCACAGACATCAAACTCAAAGGAGAAAATGTCAAAGAGATGTTGATGTCTGGAGAATTCAGTCTTGCTAATGTTTTGAACAGCGCAGAGGTAGATATGGTTAATACCGGCAAGCAACTCACTGCTGACGAATACCTAATAGTATTTCCTGTAAATTGGGCAGATAGTGTTGGGCTTCCTGGCGAAGCAGAAATACCAGAAGAAGCCTATGGAGAATCAGTGTTTAATCCTGCTGCTCCGATACGCAGCCCCTTGGTAGGCCGTAGAGGTCAAAATACCACTACATTTGGTCTAGGAGAGATTGGAACATCGAGCATGGGCTTTGGCGCAACATCTGCAGGAAATTTTTCTTTTGGGCTTGAAGCAGATGTCACTGATGAAAAAACAGGATTGATTTCACGCGGTGCTTTGAAAATTGATCCCAAGCAAAGAGAATTTCAATTTACCAAAGGTGCATCGGTCCAAAATATAATACAACAAGTAGTATTGAGCAGTGAATATGCAAAAAATGCCATTGATCCCAGCAAGCTAGATAAAGAAACTGGTAGAATCAAATGGTTTAGAATTGATGTACAAATAGAGATAGGAAAATTTGACACGATCAGAGGGTGTAGACAGTTGACATACATTTTTAGAGTCATGCCGTTTTTTGTTCATGCCAGCGTGTTTCGAGCGCCTGGCACTAATCCTCCAGGATACAAGAAGCTAAACGAATTGGTGGCCAAAGAATACAATTATATCTACACTGGAAAAAACAATAATGTATTGAAATTTGACATACAGATCAATCAGTTGTTTCATAGTGGAATGAACAGTGCTCCGTTGAAAAACACTGAGTCTGCTAATTCCAACGACAAGGTAGCTGAAGATCCCGATCAAAGTGATCAGAGCACACGTGAAGGGGATGTTGCTAATCAAACTTCAGAACATTCTTCCCCTCAATATCGAGACAATAAAATCACAGAAAAAACAACCAAGGGCGGCTACGGTTCTGAAACTGTGCCACAAAAAGTTGCACAGATATTGATGAATAAAATCCTACAGCAAGGAAATACCACCGGAGATTTGATGAAAGTAAATCACGAAACCATCGGTGATCCCTATTGGATCACAGACGCAGGTATGGGAAATTATGTTGGCGATTTCTATGGAGAAGAAGGCGGCCGAAATCAAGGTCCCTATGTGATGGTGGATGGTAATCAATCTTTGAACTACCAAGGATCAGATATCTATATCAGAATCATATTTGCTACGCCTATAGAACCTCTACTAGGTCTCACAGGTGCAGGAGGACTCTACAGTTTTCCCAGAGGTAAAATTAATCCCTACAGTGGACTTTACAAGGTAATTCATTGTACCAGCAAGTTCACTGACGGAAAATTCACACAGGTACTAGAATGTACCAGAATGCCTAGCCAACCACAGGACTTTGAAGGTGGGTACGAAGTTGACAAGAAATTCTTTGCCAATGATGTTAGCCGTAGCGATGTGGTTAAAACCAGCCCCAATGCCGAAGCTCCAACGTGGGGATCAGAAGCAGATGAATTAAATGCCTTGTATGCAGATGCAGGACTGGCAGGACCCACTGACGAAGAGATAGCAGAATACAGCAGTTCACTGGGCGATTTCGCAGGATAACCTATGTCACAAATTAGAAGAGACGCAGCCAACACCACAAATGACATATCGGGCGGCCCACACTTGGCCAAAGTAATTGGACATTTGGACCCCAGCTTCATGGGCGGCCTTGAAGTTACCTTGTTGAAATCCGACGGTAATACTGTGGGTGAAGCCACACAAACGTACAGTGTGAGATATTGCAGTCCCTTTTTTGGATCGACTCCTTTTGAATTCCAAGGATTCAACAAGGATGACTACAATGACACGCAGAAAAGCTACGGCATGTGGTTTGTGCCGCCGGACGTGGGTATCAAAGTCATTGTGTTCTTTATTGATGGAGATCCTAGCAAAGGTTATTGGATGGGCTGTGTGCCTGATAGATTTGCCAATCACATGGTTCCAGCCATTGCTACTAGCTCTAACGTGGAATTTGCAGAGGGTGAAGCTGAATTTTATGACACCGCATCTGTGCCTGTGGCAGAAGTCAATAGGCGAGCCTATGCAGATGATTTGGAAAACAACACAGAAATAGACAAAGTCAATAAACCTGTGCATCCGTTTGCTCAACATCTGCGAGAAGAAGGCACGTTGGAAGATGATATCCGAGGTGTTAGTAATAGCACAAGCCGAAGAAATGTGCCCAGCAGTGTGTATGGCATATTAACACCCGGTCCATTGGATAGAAGACCCGGCGCCAAAAAATCTTTCATAGGAAAAACACAGAGTCAAAGCCCAGCTCCTGTGCCAGTAAGTAGACTTGGTGGCAGTCAGTTTGTTATGGACGATGGCGAGGATCGCTATCAACGTAGAACCAACGCCAGCGAAGGACCTCCAGATTATGCAGACCTATTAAATGGCGACAGCGGCGAACCAGAAATTCCTGCAGACGAATATATTCGATTGAGAACAAGAACAGGACATCAGTTGTTGTTGCACAACAGTGAAGATTTAATTTACATTGGCAACAGCAGAGGAACCAGCTGGATAGAATTAAGCAGCGACGGAAAAATTGACATCTTTGCCGAAGACAGCGTGAGCATTCATACCAAACAAGACTTCAACTTTTATGCCGATAGAGATTTTAACTTTGAAGCAGGTAGGAATATCAACATGAAAGCCTCGGCGGTACATCCCGATGGTGGCGGCAACTTTCGTGTGGATACAGAAGCCAACACTAGATTCTATGTCAAAGGCGATACAAAAATTACCACACAGGGAGAAGTACACATTGCCACTTTGATGGATAATCACATAACTTCCGTGATGAACAACAATTTCAAGAGCATACTCAGCACCTATATTCAGTCAAGCCTAGACACACATATCAAAGCCGGTACAACAATGAATGTACAGGCCAATCTCAGTTTTGATCTCAAATCAGGAACTGGGATGACACTAACAGGCAGCACTATAGATTTAAATGGCCCTACCGCAGGGGACGCTTCAACAGCCACAGCAGCCACTCCAACTCTGGCACTAGGAGTCAATGGTAATGTAGTGATTAACCCAGCAGAAGCAGAATGGGTAAGCGCAAGATACAACACGGAAACACCTTTGGAAAGCATAATGTTTCGCATTCCCATGCATGAACCGTGGCCTAATCATGAAAACAAAGATCCTCTTGGGGTCAAGCCAGAACTCACCGATAGAGAACAAGCTGGCGGTGGCGAAGACGGTGCTCCGGCCGGCGGAGATGAAGGAGGCGGAGATGAAACAGAGGAAGCATAATGTCTAAATTATACAATCAAAAATCAGTGGCCACCAACAAGGCCACCACAGCACAGACCAGTACAAGTTTCAAGTACAAAGGTTTCAGTTCTGCTGCAATAAAAAACAACTTTAAACTCTATGACATGGAGTTGGTCAAACAGGATCTGTTGAATCACTTCTATATCCGTAAAGGCGAAAAACTTGAAAATCCCAATTTTGGTACAATTATCTGGGACATGTTGTTTGAAAATTTTACTCCAGAAGTAAAAAAATTGATCACTGACGATGTAGAACAAATTATCAACTACGATCCTAGAATACAAGTGACCACACTGACTATAGACAGCACTGATATGGGCATAAGAATTGAAGCAGAAATTATATATCTGCCTTTCAACGTCAGTGAACGCATGACTTTTGACTTTGACAAAACAAATAAAATAGTAAACTGAGCAGATTATTTTTAGGGTAAATATGTGATAGGGCAAGAAAAACAATGACTACGACTACTAGACAAACAAATTTGATACTAAATCAAGACTGGACCAGAATCTATCAGACTTTCAAAAGTGCTGATTTCAAAAGCTATGATTTTGAAAATCTGCGTCGTGTTATCATCACCTATCTACGTGAAAATTATCCAGAAGATTTCAATGATTACATTGAAAGTTCAGAATATCTGGCCCTCATTGATGCTGTGGCTTTTCTAGGACAAAGCCTTGCCTTTCGTATTGACCTTGCCAGCAGAGAAAACTTTATTGAACTAGCATCTCGTAGAGAAAGCGTCCTTCGTATAGCTCGTATGCTGAGCTATAATGCCAAGAGAAATATTGCCAGCAAGGGTCTACTCAAATTTGAAACAGTTAGCACCTCAGAAAATATCCTAGATGCCAACGGTAAAAATCTCGCACGTCAAACAGTGATTTGGAACGATCCAACAAACAGCAATTGGAGAGAACAGTTTCTCACAGTGATAAATGCAGCACTGGCAGACAACACAGAATTCGGCCGTAGCGAAGGCAATGCAACGATTCAAGGTGTACCCACAGATCAGTATAGATTTAGAACAGCAGTGGTAGATATTCCTATCTATGCCTTTAATAAAAATGTAGCTGGCCGAAGCATGCCTTTTGAACTGGTCAGCACAGCTTTTAAGGCAGCTGAAGAAATCTATGAGGAAGCTCCTGTACCTGGTAGACAGATTGGGTTTGTGTATAAAAATGATGGCAAGGGAGCTTCAAGTGTAAACACAGGATTCTTTTTGTTGTTCAAGCAAGGCAGTCTAGAGCTGGCTGATTTCAACATTGCTGTGCCTACTACCAATGAAAAAGTTTCTATTGATGCAGACGGCATCAACAATGATGATGTATGGTTGTTTGGTCTGGCTCCTAACGGAGGACAACAAGATCAATGGACAAAAGTTTCTGCACTAGTAGGCAACAACATTGCCTACAACAGCGTGGAAAACAATATTAGAAACATCTATGCAGTTAGCACAAAAAACAATGATAGAATCAATTTAATATTTGCTGACGGAGTATATGGTAATCTACCACAAGGTCCTTTCAGAGTCTACTATCGTGTCAGCAATGGTCTAAGCTACAGCATATTGCCCAATGAAATGCGCGGCATCAACATTGACATCCCCTATGTAAGTAAAACTGGAAGTCGCCAAGTGCTGTCAATCAGCATGAGCCTGAAGTACACAGTGAGCAACAGTGTGCCTCCAGAAAGCATTGAAAGCATTAGGTCAAAGGCTCCGGCACAGTACTACACACAAAATCGCATGATCACTGCTGAGGACTATAATCTTGCTCCTTTGACCAGCAGTCAAGATATTTTAAAAGTCAGAGCCATCAACAGAACCAGCAGCGGAGTTAGCCGTAATTTTGATATAATTGATGCCAGTGGCAAATATTCCAGCGTGAATGTGTTTGCCGATGACGGATTGGTATACAAGCAACAGAATGAAAAAACATTGGCATTCAAGCCATTGACTAGAATTGATACATTGAATTTTATAAGACAAAGTGTTGAACCAGTGTTTACAGAAACCGCTGTGTACAATTTCTATATTACCAAGTTTGACAAAATTTTATTCACAGATACAAATACTCTATGGACACAGATCACTAACGATCTCAATGAAAGCACAGGATATTTTATCAACAGCATTGACCTTACTCTACAAAGAACTGGCACATACACATCCAACACATTGAAATATGTTCAGGCCGGCGCAATGATTAAATTTATACCGCCTGCAGGCAAAAGTTTCAAGCGTGGCACCATTGTGACCACTGATGCATTGGATCTTGATCAAACGGACAGACTATGGACCAAAATCATCAGAGTTGTAGGTGACGGCACCAATGCCGGTCGCGGCACGTTAAGCACTGGTCGTGGACCTATAGTTTTCAACGATGTTGTGCCAACAGGTGCAGTGGCCAGCAGAATTATTCCCAAGTTTGTGAACAATTTACCAGACTCACTAGAAACACAAATCATTAATCTCTGTGCAGAATCCAAGAATTTTGGATTGAGATTCGATCTCAATACCGCAACTTGGAAAATTATCACAGCACCGAACATTGATTTGATCAATGCTTTTGCTCTAGGCAAAGCAGGCGATATCTCCAACAATAATTTAGATACCAGTTGGATTTTGGCATTTACCAAAGAAGGTGACGAATATAAAATACGTGTGAGAATCTTGGAATATGTTTTTGGTAGTCTAAAACAAAACAGGTTTTACTTTGATGTCAATCAGAAAATCTATGATGGAAGAACTGGTAAAGTAGTCAAAGATCAAGTGCGGATTCTAGGTATCAATGCCATGCCTAATCAACCATTTCCTCTCAAACAAACATTGACTTTTGAAGTTGATGATTCTATAAAATATGAAGATGGATATCAAAGTGCTGAAGAAATTAAAATAGCGTTCAGCGACAGCGATGATGACGGAGTCATAGATAATCCTGACACATTCGAACAAGTGGTTGGTAGTGATCTAGATTTGAATTATATTTTCTTCATTGAGAATGTAGATAGTTTTGGTAATATTGTATACACATATGTGCCCAACCCAGTCAAGGTGGACGGGTTTGACACCATAGAAGTGGCC